ATTGAAGGCCACGGGCTCCGGGTTGTGTACAGAAGTCACGACTTTCAGAAAAAAAGTAGTTCCGGCACCAGCAGGGTCAGTAGTAGTTACGGTAAAGGCGCCGCCATAATTTGCGCTATAGCCCATCCAACCCGGGTCAGCGCCAGTGGCTTGAAATTGGCAAATCAGTTTTCCATCTGAATTTAAAGAAGCCCAAAATCCATTTCCGCCGGGCGCATTGCGCGACATGACGACGGCTGAGACGATGAATGGCTGGTTGACGGCGGGGATGCCTCCGCTGTTGACATTACCTCCCCCGTATTGCGCCTGAGCATCGAGCGTGCCGGTCGGCCCACCCGATGCGATCTTGGAATTGGCATGGAAGAGAACAGGTGTCGGACCACTGGGATTGAGATTAACCCCTCCGCTCGCAACCTGATCGTAGAGAGTGATGACGCGGAATTCATCGTTGATGGTGCGGCCGCTCACTGTGCATGGTGTCGTGTCAATCGAACCATCAGCCTGGGTGACGAGGTCGAATGGAGTGGTGTCACCTGAATCAATAGTGTAATCAAATATTCTGACCGCCGCCGAACCGATCTTCGCCGCCGAGTAGGCACGCAAGCCATACCAGTGAGCAAACGAATAAAGATCGCCGGGGCCGGTATAAGCGCCGGCAGCCATGCCGGCTTTCTGCATCTGCACGTCAAACGATCCGAGCGAAAAGCTCTGACCTGCCGTCACCGCCCCGCCGCCGGTCAAGTCCCCGGCTGCAAGCAGTCGCGAATTCGTGTTGTCGACGGCCGACCAGCAGGCAACAGTGCCAGTCGTCGTTATCGTACCGTCAGTGATGGCGACGCTCGAGGTCTTGCGTCCGCTCGTCCACGCGCCTGGCGCGCCAAAGGCACTTCCTGCGCCAAAGCTCTTGTAGCCGAGGCCATAGGTTGCCACAGCCTGGGTGAAGGTCGTCGGTTGCTGGGAGTTGACAAAAATATGCGTCGCCTCAGTATCGAGCACGTTCAAGCCAAGATCGAGGACGCGATCCTCGAGCTTCACGCCGCCAGTTCCTATAGTCATTGTTCACTCCGCCGCTGCTGACATCTCCGCGTGCCGATCGAGTTCGGCTGCGATCTCATCCATTACGCCTTGCCAATCCCGAAACTTCTTCTGTCTGAAGATCCTGATCGATGGATACCAGAGGCTTTGCTCGCCCTTGAGGCCCCAGCGCCAATCCGGATCGTAGGACAGCATGAGCCAGGTCGGCGCCCCGAGGGCGCCGGCGAGATGGGCCACTGAAGTGTCCACGGTCAGAATCAGATCCAATACCTTGATCGCAGCTGCCGTTAGCATGAAGCTCTCGAATTGCTGCCACAACGGAAAGAACGGGCCATATTTCCGCTCTATCGGCAGCAGCAGTTGCTCGGGAACGTCGCGCGTATAATGACGCTCGCTCATCATCGAGCCTTTGCGGCAAATGCCGATGCGGGCGCCGAGAAGCGGATCGTCGGTCTGCGCCATGCGCACGTTGCCCTCGCCGCGCCAGTTCTCCACCAGCATAGGATCGGCATCGAGATAAGGCCCGTCGATCCTGATCATCTCATCGTCGATGCAGCCAAGCACAGCCGGCGTCGAGCATAAGGAGCAGTGCAATTTATATTCCGGCAGCGTGCGGCCGAAACGGAATAGCTTGCCTTTCGGCACCAAGTTGGAGAATTCGAACAGCTCATAAAGTTCAGGCCGTACCTCGAGGAACGCATTCGGCGCGCGCTCGAGAACAAATTTCATGAAGCGGGCGAACATGATGTTGTCGCCATAGCCCTGCTCGGTCCATATCAGCAGCGGCTCGTCGGTCGGTTGACCATCCCAGCGCGGGCATGCGTGCTTTCTATCACCGCCGAACTGGCGCAAATTAGCTTTACCGAAACGCAACTCGTATCCCGGCCATCCCTCTTTCCAGTTGCCACGCTGCAGCGCGAGCAATGCCTTGATGCCGTGCGTCGGCAAATGATCGGGATCGCGAACAAGGTTCTCATCCAGCGCAGCATGGGCCTTGTCCTCGCGCTGCATGAGATTTTCGTAATAGCCGATCATCATGCGTGCCGTAAGATCGGCTGGATTTTTGTTGACATATTTCCGCATGCGGGCAATCTCCCGATCGAACATGAGGTCGTCGTCTCGAAGATCAGAAACCTCGTCCAGCCCCGGAAGTTCATAGCCCTTCTCATACGGAACGCACACATTCATCAGTGACAGCAGGCGACCGAAGAAATTTCTTTTCTCACCGCGATAATTGTCCTTGTGAAATTGGAATGGTCGGTGCCAGTAGAGTCGATAGCCGAGACCGACGATCTCGGCCACCAGCGCCTCTCGCAATTCATCGCTCTCATTTTCGATATAGAGAAACGGGCGGCATCGTTTGATCGTCTCTCGCGCGCCACGAATAACCTGCAACTCGTGACGATCGACATCGATCTTGATCAGCCGGCATGAAGGCAAATTGAGATCATCGATACGCACTGCATCGATCTCGAATTCGCCAAAGGTGCCGGTCGAATAGCCGTGCAGAGCATCGATGTTGCGGACCTTTAGCGGCCCTGGCCCATCGCTCGCCGCCTTAGCGATGACCTCGACATTGCGAAGCTTGTTATCATCGAGATTCTTCTGCAATAATCTGATATTCTTATCGCTGGCTTCGAAGGCGTAGATTTTTCCCCATTCTCCGACCAGCCTTGCCATCGGCACAGTGAAAGCGCCGATATTGGCGCCGACATCGATCGCCACATCATCAGGCCGCAGCAGCTTGCGGAAGACTTCGACCTCGCCCTCGCTGTACTCGCCATAGAGAGACAACGCATAACCGACGAGTTCATCCTCGTCATACCAAGACATCACTCCGTGCTTGCACTGGGCCGTCTTATGAGACATTCGATGACCGCTATTTTAAGATCGAAGCTGCATGGGCCGCAGCGCGCGGGCAATCCTGCATTGAGACAATGGCCTCAAGCGCGGATCGCAGGCGATCGATTTCAGCGCGCAATTCTTCTGGCGTTTTTGCCGGGCCGCTCGTCAAGGTCGGAATGCCAAAGACAGCACCGCCGATGGCGAATTCTTCAGGCACGTTTTCTCCTGTTGTTTAATACTGGTCAGGCATCCTTATTGATTTGGGATTCTTATCGTGAAAGTCGACAACTGGAACTGGTTGCCGGCTGTCACCGCCTGTGCCGCCGCTAGCGTGCCGTGGGCGTGCAGCGTGCCGGCCGCATAGGCGGCCCACCAGTTTGCCGTTCCCGTCGTGGTGATGGTACCGTCGGTGATGGCGGCGCTGGACACCTGGCGTCCGTTGGGAGAACCGGCGGCGGGCGATAAAAATGCCGCACCGACGCCCCAGTTCTTGAAGCCGAGCAAGCCAGATGTCGCCGCAATGGCAATCGTCGTCGGTTCTGCCGAGCAGATTGAGATGAAACTTGACTCGACATCGAGCACGTTGAGGCCGAAATCGAGAACGCGGTCTTCCAACGAAGCAGGCATAGTCAGTTCTCCTTTGGTTGCAGGTTAAGTTAAGATTGGAGCAGTAAATAATCCGCTTTCGTCAAAGCTGAACTTGCGATTGCATTAAACGCGGCATCGATTTGTGCGAGCGTCGTGATATTGCCTAGATCGATATCACTGCAGACATTCGCAAACACCGTATAGCAATCATTGGTGTGCTTGTTCACGGCGTCTGACATATTCTTGGTGCCCGTAGCATCAAGAGTATAAAATTTTCCGTCTGATCCATACCATTGCGTCGTGAAATTTACATCGTTATCTGCCGCGACTCTGGCATCGGCAATCAATCCGCGTGTTCGGTCATCGGTTTTTGTCGGTATACCGGCGGCTACCATTCCACCGGTGACGTTATCAAAGCGAACGGTCCCGGCATAATTCTGTAATTGAACCTTGCTGTATTGCCCTATCGCCGGCTGCGAAAACGTATTGCCGTCATAAAGCCAAGGCAACTGTACCTGCTGCATCACATTCCAAATCTCACTTTCGTTATTGATCGATGTCGGCGGAGCAAAATTTGCTGCCCACGCCTGATAATCAGTGTCAGTGTTGGGATCAACATAGATATTGCGCTTCGATGAATAGGCCATTGACGGATTGGTCCCCACCGTCCAATACCAATCGTACATATTGAAAGACATAATTTCATTTTCCTCTTTATAGGTATTGCCCTCCAGTATTGGTGTAGCCAGCAGTGGTTCCCGGGAACCAATTCACGCCCTGTCCTGAAGTATAAATTACTCCGTTCAGCGTTGCTCCAAACTTTGCGCCAGTGACATTGCCTGGACTGACGAAGCTCGGTTGATACGGGGACGCGCTATTGGAGACGACACCGTTTGCCTCTGCCTTAGCCACAGCATCGCTGACAGTCACTGGGCCGAGAAACTGGATATTAGCGCTTTGACCGAAGAATAATTGACCGCCTGTCGATGCCTGGAACAATTGGTTTGCGGCAGAGCCGGAATTAAAATCGTGATTTCCCACCGTTATTGAACTACTCGACCAAGATTCGAATACGGCGCGCGGACAGCCGCCAGACGATGCACAAGTATCCGTGGTAAATGATGCTCCGCTTGCCACCAAAAAATGATCCGGAGAAACAGCGCCAACCGTGCCGCCACAATATGTGCATAAATTTCTTACCGTAAGATTATTTGAAGCTTGACATAAAATAGTGTTCGAGCCGTTCGCCCCGCCGATAAAGGTGCTGGTTTTCCCTGCCCCAATTATAATGACCGTCGGCCCGCGCACGCTCGGCGTAGCCAGGGCTTCTGAGTAGGTTCCCGTCGCCACATTGATTGTCATCGTGAACAACGATGGTCCATACTTGAATGTTTCGTTTATCGCCCTTCCGATCGTCTTGAATGGGCCATGAGATCCGGAAATCGTCGGCGAGGTGCCGTCATAAAGCGAATCGCTTCCCGTCGATGTGTTAACGTAGAGATTGGTATTTGCCGTGAGGATCGGAAGGAATCCGGTAGCGGGATCAAAGCCGGTTCCGTAAAGTTCAAAATTATTGTGGATAGAATTATAGGTCAGTAACGATTTATATTGCGCCGGCATGTCGCCGGCAATCAACGCCGCTCCGCCGCGGCGGACGATATTGCGGGAGCCGAGGCCGTTGACGTTAATCACCGCCGCACCGGAATTCGTATTGGTGATCAGCACCCACATCGATAGGCCATCAAAATAGGACAGCAGCGGCGGGCTTAACGTCACCACATAGTTGTTAGCCGTCCCGCTGTCGACGGCATAGATGAGCTTGCCGCCTTGGATGGCACGAGCGAGCTGATTAAGATCGGCATTGTCAGGCGTGATCCCGGCATTGGTGATCAAATTAACGATTTCACGCTGCGGATATTCGATCGCGGCTGCGGGAGGAATTGAACCGGCCGTTCCTGTTGCCGGATTCCCGTTCTGATAAGGAGCGTTAGGGTCAGCCACACCATACGGAGCATTATATTTCAAGTTTCAATCTCCCCGAAGTTTGTCACGGCGTTCCCGCCATCGGATCATTGCCGCTCGTCGATCCGGAGTAATCGAAGATGATATCGGTGTGCGCCGGCTTCCATCGGTTGAGCACGCATTCGACATCGGTCGCGATGCCGATGCGCAGATGGGGATCGACGCCGGTCTGCCCGCTAGCGCAACGAAACCAAGTCAATCGCGTTTGCCCGACGTGCACCGTCCAATAGAATCGATTTTCAGGAACACCGAGCATGTATGGATATTCGGAATATTGCCCGGCCTGCACCGGCGTGCCGAGCGGATTGAGGATGATGTAATCGAACTGATCGAACATCGTCGCACCAGTGCCGATTACGCGATTGTCGCCGACCTTGTCGATGCCTGTCATGAACGGCCGGTATTCGGTGATGGTGATCGTGTAGCCGAGCTGCGCGGCGACATCGACGAAGAACTGCCGGCTTTGCCCGCCCTCGATGGTCATGCGCTGGACGAGAGCGACCTGACGATCGTGAACCGATAGCGGTTCGGCAAAGCAGGGATCAGGCAGGCCCCAGTTCCGTTCCCAGTCCGGCAGCAATTCAACCGTCGTGCGCGGATCGCTTTCCTGCTCCAGCAAATCGGCGGCACGCTTGTCGACCGGATCTCCCCAGATCTGCGCCATGCCGGCGATCAGCGACATCAACACCGTTTCAGGTTCGCGCGGCCACGCTGCCCCCCGCGGCAGCAATGCCGAGAAAGCGACGGCATAATCGTCGCCGCTGCGGCGAACGTGCCGATCGTAAAGCGCACTGACATCAATCGGCGCATTGACGATGCCGATCGCCGGACCCGTGAACGATGGAGATCCAGTCGCAAGATTCCGTGCAAAGAAGGGATTTACTGCAGCTTTTCCAAGCACCGGAGATCCAACCGTAAGATTTTGCCCGGTTGGCGTCTGCGGGCTGATCAGTGGCGCGCCAAGCGTCGGCGAACCGACAGTAATGCTGGCAGTTGGCATCGACGCCTGCGGTGTTCCGAGAGCCGGCGATACGACAGTCAGATTTTGTGCAGTTGCCATTTACGCGAAGGTAATCGTGCCGAGAACGGCCAGTGATCCATTGTCCGGCATATTGGTATCATTGAAAGTCAGGTCGTAATGATCGACGTTTGCCGTGCCGGAAATCGCCTCATCGATCCATGAGCGATAGACGGTTCCGCCGGGAATCGCCTTGTCGTGCAGCATCGCCGCGACCGAATCATTGATCGCCTGCTCGGTGCCGGCGTTATCGACCACAAGATTCGAGATCGTCAAATCGATCGGATAAGCGACCGGCGCCTCGACGAAGAAGTCCTTCACGGCAACGGGCCGCACCTGATCGAGCGCCAGCGTGACATTCTGAACATCTTGAGGCGTCGGAAATCCGGTTGGCGCACGCAAATCATCCATCATGAAACGAACCGTAACGGTTCCCATTCCCATCTCTTGCGGGTATGACCAGGCGCGGGTCACGCCGGGAACGGCGAGCGCCCATTGCACGTAATCTTCCGCATCGCCGCCCATCGGCGGATTGCGGATGCGTTCGAGGATGCGCGCCCGCAATTCATCATCGGTCTCGGCATCCGTGCCGCCGGTCAGCGAGACAACGATCGCCGAAGAATCGATGCCGGCTATCGGCGTTGAGAAGCTCAGCGTTGTTCCGGGATCGGCATTGCCGGCAGCGCCTGAAGTTAAGGCAGCAACGGCAACCGGCGTTGCCGTCGTACCGACCGTGACCTGTGCCGTCGTCTGATAGGCACCGCCAGCGCCACTCAATTGCGCGCCAACCGGCAATATTGTTCCCGCCGCGCCGGTGACGTTGGCCGTGCCGCTTGCGTAAGTCGCAGCCTTACGACCCGCGAGCCAGATCTGCGCATGACGGTCAAGCCACTCGGTCTCCGCAGTATCAGGCAGCAGTTGCTTCGACAGCCAATCGATATAAAGCAGCGTGAGATAGGCGAGGCCGGCGTTGGCATCGGCGAGCACGCGCAGCGCGCTGTTCGGCACCATGGCGCCGGAATGCAATCGCGCCGTGATGTAATCGCGGTTTTCCTCGCGCACCTGCTCAAGCGATGGTGTTTCCCAAGGGGCCATTAGTTACCGATTTCACTCCAAAGTGCCTGATATTGAAGCTGTATCGCCGACAGC